TAAACTATCGCCAAAAGCGAGAAAGGTTGTATTGAGAGCAAAATCAAAAGTTAATGAAGTGCCTAATATATTAAATGATGATTACGATTTATAAAGGATATAACAATTACATAACTCATAGTTTTCCTGCTACGGAGCTTGACAATATTAAGAAAGTGTGTTATGATCTAGGCATAAAATGGTTTACAATAAGTTATAATGATAAGGAGATGATAGAATATGAGCGACTTTCTAAAAGACATAATTAAAGAAACAGGTAATGAATATGCTTCACTAGTTAGTGATGGTGTTGATTCGGCAGATGTAACAAGTTTTATTGACACAGGATCATATTCTTTTAATGCCTTACTATCAGGCAGTATATATGGTGGTATGCCAGGTAATAAGATTACTGCTATTGCAGGTGAGGCCGCTACAGGTAAAACTTTCTTTGCATTAGGAATTGTAAAACATTTTTTAGATACAGATAAAGACGCAGGTGTAATATACTTTGAATCAGAAAGTGCTATCTCAAAAGATATGATTGAGAATAGAGGTGTTGATTCAACTAGAATGGTTGTAGTGCCTGTGGCAACCGTACAAGAATTTAGAAGTCAATCAATTAAAATACTTGACAAATATTTAGAACAACCAGAGGATAAAAGAAAACCTTTGATGTTTGTATTAGATAGTTTAGGAATGTTATCTACTACAAAAGAAATGGAAGATACTGCCGCTGGTAAAGAAACAAGAGATATGACTAGATCACAAATAGTCAAATCTACATTTAGAGTTTTAACACTTAAATTAGGCAAAGCAAATGTGCCTATGATAATGACCAATCACACTTATGATGTTATTGGTTCTATGTTCCCTCAAAAAGAAATGGGTGGCGGTTCAGGTTTGAAATACGCTGCCTCATCAATCATTTACCTAGGTAAACGAAAAGAAAAAGACGGTACCGAAGTAATTGGTAATGTTATTCATTGTAAAAATTATAAATCAAGGTTAACTAAAGAAAACGCTCAAATAGATGTAAGACTTACTTACAAACAAGGACTAGACAAATACTATGGTCTTTTAGAACTTGGTGAACAAGCAGGTGTATTTAAAAAAGTATCTACAAGATACGAAATGCCTGATGGTTCAAAAGTTTTTGGTAAGTCAATCAATACAGAACCTGAAAAATATTTTACAAAAGAAACATTAGATAAGATTGATGAATATGCCAAAAGAAAATTCTCCTACGGATCAGACGAAGAATAAGAAATACGCATTTGTACAGAAAGATGGTGATGACTTTAGTTGTATAAAGTTATTACAACCACCGTACAAAGGTGTTATATTCAAATATGGTAAAGTTAGATTTGCAAGTGAAGAAAATCCTGATGGCACCAGATCAATGAAGTTTGATTACGATATACTTTTCAATCCACACGAAACGGACCTTGACAATAAAGAGTTTATAGATTATATTGGTGATATGTTAGTTGAATTTTTAGATGAGAAATTGAAAAAAGGAGAACCAATTGAGTAATTATATTTCTGTATATGATGATGTATTAAAACCAAATCAATGTCAACACTTGATTGAGAAGTTTGAAGATTCAAAACATCAATGGATGAAAACAGAATTAAAAGGTCATAGGTCTTTTACAGAAATTAATATTAATTTAAATGAAGATTGGCAAGAGTATGTTGATATATTATATAAAACATTAAGACCATATGTTGACAAGTATATAACAGATAATAAGATAGATAAAGTTAAACAATGGCCAGAAAAATTTGGATTTGAACAAATCCGTTTTAAAAAATATGAAGTTAATAATGTAGATGAATTTCAGGAACACGTGGATGTTATGGATTATGCTAGCGCCAAAAGATTTCTTGTGTTCTTTTTATATTTAAAAGATAATGAAGGTGGTCATACATCTTTTCCTGAATATGAAATGAAAGTACAACCAAAGACTGGCAGATTATTAATGTTTCCTCCTATGTGGAACTATAAACATATAGGACATAAACCAATTCAACAACCAAAATATATAGTAGGAAGTTATCTACACTACATTTAATTATGAATAATGAAAGAATAGAACAAACAATATTAAGAAATCTTATCTTTAATGAAGACTATACTCGTAAGACTTTACCTTTTATTAAAGAAATCTTTTTTACAAAAAGAGAAGAACAAATTTTATTCCAAGAAATAGATACATTTGTACAGAAATATAAAAACTTACCTACAAAAGAATCAATACTAATAGAACTAGGTAATCGTAAAGATATAAACGAAGAAGAACATAGAATAGTAAAAGAATTAATTAATACATTAAACAACGAAGAAGTTGAACAACAATGGTTGTTAGATACAACAGAAAAGTTTTGTAAAGACCGTGCCGTTCATAATGCAGTATTAGACGGTATTAAAATTTTAGATGGCAAAGATAAAAAGAGAACGCCAGAAGCAATACCTACTATTCTTTCAGACGCATTAGCAGTTAGTTTTGATAATCATATAGGGCACGATTATATAGAAGACGCAGAAGCAAGATTTAAATATTATCATACTAAAGAGAAGAAGTATCAATTTGATTTATCTTATTTCAATAGAATTACAAAAGGCGGTGTGCCAAGTAAAACTTTAAATATTGCTCTTGCAGGTACGGGTGTAGGTAAATCTTTGTTTATGTGTCATTGTGCTAGTGCTTATTTGGCACAAGGTTTAAATGTATTGTATATAACTTTAGAAATGGCCGAAGAAAGAATTGCTGAAAGAATTGACGCTAATTTATTAGATACAACGATAGATGATTTACACGCATTACCAAAAGACTTGTATGATTCTAAAATATTAAAAGTTAAAAACAAAACAAACGGTCAATTAATTATAAAAGAATATCCTACTGCGTCTGCTCATAGTGGACACTTTAGAGCATTGTTTAATGAACTTGCATTAAAGAAAAGTTTTAGACCAGATGTTGTATTTGTAGATTATCTAAACATATGTGCTAGTGCTAGATTTAAAGGTGGTAATATATCATCTTATTTCTATATCAAGGCAATCGCTGAAGAATTAAGAGGTCTTGCTGTAGAGTTTAATGTTCCAATCTTTAGTGCAACACAAACTACTAGAACAGGTTTCGTAAGTACAGATATTGGTTTAGAAGATACTTCAGAAAGTTTTGGTTTACCTGCAACTGCTGACTTTATGTTTGCTCTTATGTCAAATGAAGAACTAGAACAACTAGGTCAAATGAAAGTAAAACAATTAAAGAACAGATATAATGATCCTGCTATGAATAGATCATTTATTGTAGGTGTAGATAGAGCAAAAATGAAACTCTATGATGTAGAAAACACAGCACAAAACATAGTAGATAAGGGTATAGAAGTTGAAAATAATGATAAAGACCCTTACGATAAATTTTCAGATTTTAAAGTATGATAAAGAAAACATTATTTTCAATAAACTATTACCTAAAAGAAGATTTTATAAATCAATCTGAAATAGATAAAATATGTGATAGTATAGATAAAAACTCATTGATAGATTATGATTATATACAAGGAAATGCTAAAACATCTATGGGTGTAAATCAAAATCAATTTTTAGATTTTCACAAAGATTTAGAAGATAAAATAGTAAAAGAAATACCTATAAAGAATCAAAGAATGGCAGAGTCTTGGTGTACAATACAAAAAGAAAATAGTACATTAAAATGGCACAATCATCCTAATTCAATTTTATCTGGTATCTTATATCTAAAAGTAGATTGGGATAGTAGTAAGTTAGTCTTTCAAAATCCTACTTCTATGGAAGGAGAAGTAACAGAAATACAACCTTCACCTGGAATGTTATTAATGTGGCCAAGTTTTTTAATGCACGGTTCAGGCAATACAATAAACAAAAGTAAAGAAAGAATTATTATAGGATTTAATACTTATTGGAATAAAAAATGATAAAATTTAATGCCTTTACAACCTATATACACGCTCAATATAATTTTTTAAAAGGCGGTGCTATAGATCGTTTAATAAAAGATATTAAGAAAGAAGATTTGACAGACCATCCTGCTCTTGTAGGTAATGCAAAATCAACTTTTACTCCTAAAAAACAATTTTTAGATAGACATAATTCAGTAAAACATAGAGTAGAAGAAAAACTTTATTATCCTAATTTAGAGATTACTAATTCTTGGTGTAATGTACAAGGAGAACGCAGTACATTAAATTTTCATAGGCATCCAGATTCAGTTATTTCTGGCATAATATTTTTACAAGTAGATGACAAAAGTAGTAAGTTATATTTTCAAAATCCTAATAACATATATGTTAAATGTGATGACGATATATGTATTACACCAGAACCAGGATTGTTATTAATGTGGCCGAGTTGGTTGGCACACGGTTCAGGTGACGATACGAATATGAGTGCGGAGAGAATAGTAGTAAGTTTTAATACTTATCACAGAAAGGAGACTAATGCCTAAAAAACAAAAAGTAAGGTTTCATAAGGGCGATAGAAAACCTAAAGCGGACAAAGAATACGATCAGTTATCTTATAAAGTTAAGATGAAAAAGAAAGGTCGTAAGATACTATGGCAAGTAATAGAACAACCTACTAAAAATACTATTGCGGAATACTTCTTTGAAGAAGACGCACAAAGATTAGCAGACTTCCAAAACAAACACCGTGTCTGGCAAATGAACGGTGGCATACCTAGGTTTCTCTGGCATACGGCTTGACACTCCTTTATAAATATGTTATAGAGAGAGAACTATGGCATTATTTCAAAGGAAAGATTTACCTAAATCAAAATATATCGTATCTATTGTAGCGAAAATTAAAAAAGGCACGCCAATTAAAGTAGAAGGCGGCAAGTCCTACAAGTTTAAAAAAACTAAAGATATTGATATGTTAGAAAAAGCACAAACAAATTTTCAAAAGTATAGTAAAATACTTGATCCTAACGGCAAGTTTGCACCTATATTTACAGATGGTAAAAAATATTTTACATTTTCAGAAATTGATAAAGCACCATTTTCAGGTATGGGTGGTGGATCAAGGAATGTTTTAGGTAAAGCATTAGCAGACGCAGGCGAGTTAGCAACCGTTATGTCTTTATCAAAGAAAATTGAAACTGCTAAAGATACTAAAGAACCTATATTTGAAAAAAATCCAGATGCTTTTGATGATTGGTATAACACATTTCAACTTACAAAACCAGCGGTCGTAAAAATTGTAGGGTCTTTAACTAACTATGAAATTATCCACGACGCTACCGATAAATCAGATTTTACATCTACTATTGATAAATTTGTAAGTAAAGCAAATCTCTCAAAAAAAGATTCTTGGAATCCAGCAGATATTTTTGTAATTAATAAAAGTAAAAGAAAATCAGTAACAGACGATCTGAAAAAAATAGTAGAAACTTATGATGTTTCAGAAGGATTAATTAATATATTTAACGATAAAATATATAAACTTTATGAGAAAAAAATTATGTATCCTATTTCTCTTAAACAGATAACAGCAAAAAAAGCAAATGTAGATAAAAATAATATACCAGGAACGGTCAAGGCGGCAGACTATAATATTGAAATAGCAAAATTCAATTGTAACTTAACTTCAGAAGGTAAAGAAATAGGTTTATTTACTTTTAATAATAAAGACACAAAAAAACAAATCAATATGCAAGTTAGAGGATTTCCTCATAGTTATGGTGTTGCACAAACTGAAATTACATCTGATGGTACACCAACAGGAGGTCGTTTAGGAAAAGTTTCTACAAAAGTGGTTGATAATATTATGGGTCTATACAATGACGCTAGAATTAATAGTATAAGATACTTTGGTACACCTAAACCATTTTCAGATTTTGATGAAAAAAAATGTAAAGAAGTTTATGGAATGTATGAAACCGTTATTAAAGAACCAAAAGTTAAAAATGAGAAAAAAATAAGTTATAAAGAGTTTAAAAAATTAATTGAAGTTGCAAAATCTAAAAGAAGTATTGCAGAAAATATGGTTATGAAGATTCAAGGATTAAAAATAATGCACTTTTTCGTAAAAAACAAAAAAGACTTATCTACTATTATGAATAAGATGATAAACGGTGCTAAAAAAATTAATCCTAATAACGGATTTTTTATTAAGATATACTAGAGATAAATTATTATAAATAGTATTATTGATTTATATGGAAAATGTGATTATATTAATGGAACAAATTGGAGAGAAATGTTTAGTTTTAAAGGTTTTATTACCACAGAAAAGAATACGCACCTTGAACATTTAGAAGATGATATAATTAATCGTGGTTCAGATGGTGGTCGTAATGCAGTAAATTTTTTAAAGTCAGTTAGAAATATGCTGGCTGGTTCTGCTAGCGGACGAGTTAATATGTCTGTTAAGTGGGACGGCGCACCTGCTATTGTTGCAGGTAAAAATCCTGAAAACGGCAAATTCTTTGTCGGCACAAAATCAGTTTTCAATAAAACACCTAAAATCAATTACACACCTGGCGATATTACAAGAAATCATAGTGGTCCTGTTGCCGCTAAATTACTTGTATGTTTAAGAGAATTAAAAAGATTAGGTATCAATGGTATCTATCAAGGCGATTTATTATTTACAAAAGGCGATACTAAAGCAGCAAATATAGATGGTGAAAGAATGATAACTTTTACACCTAATACTATTACTTACGCAGTACC